TTAGTTCTCTAAGTAATTGGCTTTTTCTTTTCTTATTTGTAATTTCTGTTAGTTGATGTTCATAATACCAAGAGATTTCATACCAATTATTTTTGGCAACTCTTACCAAAAGGCAATACGATTTTACATTATCTTTATCAATGTGAGGATACGCATGAGCGTATGTATAACGTACAAGTGCCGGAACCCCCTTTTCAAAATGATCCATATTAAAATGTCTCTTAGATGCCCCTAATTTCTTAGCTATAAAAACTAGAGTATTCGGTTTAAATTTTTGCCCCTTCGGTACCGGCGTTAGTTTGGCGTTCATTTCTCCATTTTTATTGATAAGTTTTATTAAATCGGCGTATTCATCATGTGTCATATAACAATCCTTTCAAATATTAAAAATCAAAAACAGGGGGTCGCCCAATGATGCAAATTTTAAGCTTTTATCCCCCATTCACTTTTTACTCTTTGCTTACATATCGTATATCAAATCCGCTTAACATTAGCGCAATGGCAATGCCGCCCCACCAATTATTATGAGGTTGTATCCAAAGCGTTAGACCTGATACAATGAGAATGGTAGATGCTAATACACGTATCATAATTCCTCAAATTCTTTCAACAATGCTTGTCTTTTAAGTTTAATTCTATCTTCTAAATCCGGTACAAGTTCTTTCACTTTATCTGCTCGTAAAGATTTTGAACCATAATCACTATATTCACTAAGCATGAATTGATTACGTTTAACAGCTAATTGTATAGATTCAAGTTTAGACAGTTCTATCTTTATTTCATTGGCTCTTTTTAATTTTAATTCTGTCATAATTATTCCTCATCTCCTAATTCTGGGTTGAATTTCTTATCAACAAGCATTTCTTCTGCTAGTTCCTCAATTAGAGAATATTCTTCTCTATCAACGTAAACAGTTTCATTATCCTCATTCTTAATGAATACTTCTAAGTTATTTACATACCCATTATTCCATACACTACCAGTTGCTTTGATTGTTAAATTATTATAATTAAATGATACTTTCATAATTAATTTCCTTTCTTTTATTTACTTAATAATAAATCCACATATTCTGACGCATCTTTATATTGTCCGAAGTATGCTATCCCATCATTTGTAGATACAGTGTATAGAGTTTGTTCTTCTGTATCAATACGTTCCAATTGTACCACCTCATGATTCTTTTCCACACTACTAATCAAAGTGATTATTACATTATTTTTTACTTGTGTCAACATTTTTAATAATTCCTTTCTTTAATATATTTCTAATAAACAATTCCACAATTAACAATCCCACTAAAGCTCCGATAACAATTACTACAATGGCAGCGAGCATAATATCCTCTGTCTTTCTTTTTATTTTCCTTATTCGTTTACCTAATGGCATATGTTACAAATACTCCAATGAGAAACAATGACACGCCGCCTAGAATAAGGCCGCCCAAGATGTATGGTAAGAGTGTTTGTACAAGCTCACTTGAGAGAATGTTAATGAGCATACCGAGTAAAATAATTCCAGCTAATATATTAATCATAAATTTCTCCTTATTTAATAATTCTAAGTGCACCTTTAATCATGTCTTTGTAAGCTTGATAATATTCTTTCGGCAAGCCAAGTTTTTCGGCTTGTTTTTTAGTAAGTTTTAATGCTTTTTTTGTTTCAAACATTTTGCATCCAATGAAAACAAATTTTTTAGTAACTGTGACGGAATATTTCATGGCTATGCAAAACACAATTACAGAAGAAATAGAATTACAAATAATATTACCGTACACCTGAGCATCGCCGAACACCCGAGCATTGCCGTAAACCAGAGCATTGCCGGATACACGAGCATTGCCGTAAACCAGAGCATTGCCGGATACACGAGCATCGCCGAACACCTGAGCATTGCCGTACACCCAAGCATTGCCGGATACACGAGCATCGCCTGACACCCGAGCATCGCCTGACACCCGAGCATTGCCGGATACACGAGCATCGCCTGACACCCGAGCATCGCCTGACACCTGAGCATTGCCGGATACACGAGCATTGCCGAACACCTGAGCATTGCCGTACACCCAAGCATTGCCGAACACTTGAGCATCATTTTGACAAAAGCCACCTTTGTCGCCCTTTTTAATTCCTTTCGATGGAATATCAACAATGGCCTCAATGTGGTAAAGCGTTCCGTATGGGGTTTCTATTTTTTCATTTGTGAGTTTAATTGTTTTCATATTTTTACTCATTTCAATTCGGTAAACGATTTGTATGGTTTAGTGTTTTTAGTATTTCTTCCATCACCATATTGCGCGCAGTTTGTTCGGAAGTTTTGTAATGATTCTGTACTTCAGAAACCGCACTTTCCACTTCAAGTGTTGTAATTGTATACAGGGGGTCGCCCAATGACCTTCCTTTTTCACTTGCTCCCCCATTCACTTTTGCATTATTGTCATTGTTATTTCCCATTCAATCCTTCTTTCAAGTATTGCTCATATTGTTCTTGTTGATAGAGTTGCTCTTGTTCCCATTGCGCCATTTCTTCATATTCTTTTTCGCGCTCTGTTAGTTCATCTTGTGTTAGTACATTAATTCTAGTACCACTATCATACACAGCAGGAAGTATATCTTTCATGGTATCGTTAATATACTTAATGGTGTCCTCATCTAATCCTCCATCAAGTGTAATGGTAACATTATATGTGGTACCGAATAACCCCACTTCAGGGTCGCCATAGTCTTCCACTAAATAAGACAATACAGTTTTTGGATTAGTCATATATTAATACTCCTCTACGTTTGTATCAAGTTCGTGCATGAAGTCATCTCGAATAATTTCAATATGAGCTTCATTCTCGTATTTTTTTCTTTCTGCTTCTTCTGGGCTGTTTGCTTCCACTACCACTTCCTTACCTACGTGTACCACTTCAGTCCACGTTACAAGATATTTTTTCATATGTTATTTATTCCTTTCTAATGTTTCTTCTAAATATTTATAAGCATCTTTCTCGCCATACTCTAAAGCATACGCAGCGAAGTAAACATGATTCGCGCTAGGATTTTCTTTGAAGTCATCTTGTTCACTGTCGAATATGTATTGTATTACATCATCTAAATATCGCTTATTGTTATTCATAACTTTACTTCCTTTGTTCCCATTCTTTTGATGATAGTATTATTATACCATAGTTTATAATCACCATCATTTTCTAATCCAAAAGAATCGTCGGCACCAAATTCTTCTATGAAGTTCCATTTTAAATCATATACATTAAAAGATATATATGTATAAGTTTCCATATTATTAACTCCTAACGTCTAATAATCGTTCATATAATATATTAGCGACTCGTTCAAGTTCGTTGTCATCAAGTACATTATTATCAATGACTCGCGCTAATGCTTCCGTTAATACCCACGCTTCATGATCTGATAATTCCAATTGTATTTTTGTATTCATATTAATTCCTTTCTTAAAACGGTACGTCTTCTGTTGTAAATTCTTTAACATAATATCTTAATGCTTCATTTAATTTTACAGCTTCTTCAATGTCCATATAGTCAAGAAGTGCTTCAAATTTACTACCATCATCATTACGTTCATTCGCATCTTTAATTGCCTTAACTATATTCTTATATGTTTCAATTGACGCAATGCGTTTGGCCTGTCTTAAGTCATTTTCATACTCATAATAATCCATTGTAATTGTTTTCATATATTCATTCCTTTCAGTCACTCATGCGCTTCGAGCAAAGCTCTCCGCTAAACTCTTCCTTCAAATACATCTTTTAATAATTGTTCAGGTTCAATGCCAATAAAGCCCCAGCATGAATCGCCGTCCTCAATTTTATCTGTACCACAATCAGAACATTTACCTTTATTGATGATAGTTTGAAACCCATACACCGCGCCCGATATATAAGCATTAAACTCTTCTAGTTCACCGCGAGCAATACTTTCTAATTGTTTCATACGTTTCTTTGTTATAACCTTCCAATTCATTTCTTTCTTAATCTTTTCTTTAGAGGCATAGATGAAACCTGTCTGGCCGCTATCCCAAGGACAATGAAACCCTGACATATTAAATACCACACCACTATGAACATACGCATACAATGGGAATTTAATTAGATCGTCATTCTCTGCAATGTCCTTTAGTTCCTCATTAGTTAAGTTTTCATCTAGTGAGAATTCCCTATTAGTTCGACAAGCAAACGTGAATAGATGATCGTATTCTTCTCTTGGATTATGCGCCCATTCGTCGCGAAATATTTTCACTGTTTTATTGCCTCTAGTTTCTTGTAATACTAAGCTCATACTATTAGTTTCCTTTCTATTATACATTACCCAATACATTCACTGCCTCTGATAATAATATCTTATGGCAGCCAATGGTTAGTACCTTATCGTTATTCGCTGCGTCACTTATTGCGTTTACTGTGAAACTTCCTAAGTGTCGCCCGATAACATTCTCACCTTTTAATATCTTTGTCAACATTAATTTTGCTAGTTTGACAGGTACTGTCGCGCCTCTTGAGGTACGTACATCATTACCTTGAATTCTAAGCAAAGCATAAGGTAAGTCATAAATGTAACCATTGCCTGTGCCTTGTCTGAAATTCTTTATTGCCTCTGCTAGTTTCTTTTCTGCATTAGCTTGTCTCTTTGCCTCACGTTTAGCTATCATTTCAGGTGTGTTTAATTCCTTATATCTAGCTAGACGTTTCTTTAAATGAGATTCAATGGCGTCAAGTTTTTCGGTTGACACTCCAATGAAAGATTCGTTAATAAACATAGCAAATTCATTTGCCTCACTTACTAATCCCATTAATATTTCAAAACATCTTGTAATGGTTTCTTTGCTATCCACTTTACTTTTCTTTAGTAAACTGTCAGCATAATCATTTACTTTGTCTTTGAAGTATTGTAAGTTTTCAGGCGCATTGATGTCATTCGGATTAGGTACTAAGAAATACTGTATTAATCCTCTCACTGCGTCAATGGTATGATAACGATGACGCACTGTTGTTGGGCTGTAACTGTATTCATTGATAAGCGCAACACGTTTACCATTAACCTCATGTATTTTACCCATTAAGTAATGACTTCCGTATGAATAGATGGAATCACCACGGAAATAAATGTTACCTTGAGCATTGCGCCCCTCGTATTGCGTTTGTTGTGCCCAAACGTGCGCCACCATACTCGAAGTAAACACTTGTTTAATGCGTTTCTTTTTTGTTGCTTTATTAGTTTCTTTCATACTTTGCAATTCCTTTTCTGTTACATTTTTTGTATTGTCTGAATATGGTACCCAATTCATACTATTACCCTTTCAAATTATTGTCAACTAATTTTTCACGTTTCTTTATTACCTTTAAAGCGTATTGTGGTACGTTTTCTTTATATTCTTTTACTCTTTGTTTTATTTCCTGTCTAGTGTATTCGGTAATTTCATGCTCAAAACCGTGACCATAACCGTAATTAACATGAAGTTCCCAAGTGTCTATTGTTTTTCTTTTATACATAATCATTTCACCTTTGCTTTTGTTAATGCTTCATGCCATAATGTCGTTTTAAACACTTCAGGTTTACGTTCAAGTTTACCTGTAGACAAGTTCATTTTGTATGTTAATACTTTATAGCTATTGTTTTTCATTCTATAAATTACGTGTTTATTTACACTTTGGTGTGTTAATAGTTTAATCATGATTATTCATCTCCCAATTCTGCAAATAATTGTTTAGCAAACATCAACATTTCAATTTTCGCTTTCGTTATTTTATATTTTACAACGTCTTCAGTTTCGGGCACGTTTCTATTCTCAAAGGCAGAATCAATCCAGTATTTTTCTTCTTGTAATTGTTTCTTTAATAATTCTAATGTTGTGTTTAATCTTGCCTTGGCATAAACTGTTTGTTTTTCATTCATATTATAATACCTCATTTAAAATCATTGACAGCGTTAAGAATTCTGTCTTATCAAAGATGTCATTGACACGTTCAAAGGCTTCAAAGTTTCCGTCATATAGCGCGTCAATTTCAATTTGACCGAATGCCTCTAAAATATCTTGTTTATTAATTTCATTTACTGTTTTATTCATTTTACTTATTTCCTTTCAATTAATACAATTTACCATTATCATTCATTTTATTCATGTCGTTTCATTACATTACACTTTATTTACATATTGTCCAATAATACTATTTAAACCCTCAATGTATTCCATGTTAGTACATGGCCCATTGGCTTTAAAGTAAACTCGTTGATACCATCTAATAGCGCGCTCGCTTGCGTTATACTCGCTATTAATAGGATATAAATGAGACTCGTCGTACAATCTAAATGATTGATTGATAAGTCTTATTGACTTTCTATCAACCATTGCAGTAGAGTCAATATTTCTCAATCTTAATTGTTTATATGCGTCTGTTACTTGATTCATTCTATTTACTCCTAATTAATTCAACCAAAAGCATTGTTAAACTTATCGCCGATATTGTTTCTGCTATTGTTACAATTGTCATTAATTCCGATACGTTCATTTTATTACCCTTTCCCCTTTCAATTATTGTGCCGAATAGTATTCACCTTTATACCATGTATACGATTCTAGTTTATTTGCCTCATGGTCGCCAATTGCTTTCATTTTACCTAAAGGCAAGCGTTTATTAGTTTGATACAATAATGACGCGTTACTAAGCTCATCAACCACTAAGATTGATTCTTGATTATACTTATCAGCGAAGTTTTTAGCCATTACAAGATTCAACGGGTTTAATGGAAGTACAATACTTAATTCCATATGGCCCTTGTAATAGCCTAAAGCTTGAGCCGCGCCGAATTCATTTAAAAGCGTTAATATTCGGTCATGCTCAATCTTATTAGTTTTCAAGTTGACAGACTCGCCTATATTCCTAAACACACTGAAAATTACAACATTTTTCATTTACTTATTCCCTTTCATTGTTAAAGCAATATTATTAATTTAACTAATACCAATAATATTGTCAATCCGAATAATTCACTCATGTTTCATTCCTTTCAGGAATTCAACGCGCTTCAAGGCGCATGCCTTTTCGCTGTATTCATTCCCTTTGTTTATTAATTCAAGTGTCAATAGGAATCAACCAAACAGGTTAACTCCTATCGACGTTCAATTAAAAAACTTTACTTATTTCTAGAATTCAACTTGTCAGATTGAATTCTATACTCGATAAGCGTCGAAGCGGTATTCAACGATTGGCGTTCAATGACGCTACTTATATCGTTGCCTTGCACGTGTTTAACTCGTTTCGTTTAGGTATTCCGTTACTTCCTATAACGTCGTTCCTAGAGTACTTTGAGTACTTATCTTGCCTTTTTTAGGTTAACCCGATACAGTGTATTGAGTCAAGCTTTTTTTTTGTTTGAGTGTAACTTTTTTTACAGCGTATTAGATACAGCGTGTAGTTTGGTTATACTCTAGAATCTCTCGATTCGTTGTTTTATAATAATGCACGCGTCGTGCCAATATGGTCAATCTAATAAAATCAACCACTTAAATCAATACAGTTTAGTATAGTATTGTATATTCTTTGTACACTTGTATAATGTTTACACACAGCAACTAAATTAGTTTAGTATTCCTGTATAGTATATATGTATACGCGCGCGCATACGCGTTGCAAGAAGCATGCCAACAGAATTCCCCCTTGCAATTAGTATGCCAAACGTACTCGAATGCATCTTGGCACATTTCTTGTATATATGCAATAATCATGCCAGCTTAGATGTGGCACAGTTCTTGCAGGGGGCGAATGATTGTTTAGGAATTCTTTAGGGAATGTTTATTAAATCTTTAGGAATTGTTTAGCGAATGTTGAGAGGAAGGGAGGGGGTAGGGTAGTTTCGGAGGCAAGATAGGCTTTGACATAGGTTCTACACTCATGCCCCTAGTTCTCACTCTAGAAACGCCCATCTCCTATAAACGCATATAAAAGAGCATACAAATACAACATTAGCTCAAATATAAGCCATTAATAGCATTAAATAATGTATACCCCTATATCCTTAACAACTATATGTAAGCACAACGACAGTTTAAGCGCATACTACGTAACAATAGTATATACATGTACTAGCTCTAGAAATGAGCCTATAAGGAGAATACGAGCGAATGGAATGGAGTTTATTGATGACAAAGGGAGTGGTTTATGCACTCATCAATGAGGAAGATAAGATGTTCTATTTAGGTCAAACCTCAAATCTAGCATCAGGACTATATCATCTTTCTGTGCATCTAGAAACAGCAAAATATGCTCTCATGAAGGCACATACAGAGAAGCTAAAGCTCGTTATTCTAGAAACAAATATTGAAGACATCAAATTAAGAAAGCATAAATTGTATGAGTATAGAAACGCCTATTTGAATGAAGGATACAAAGAATATGTCGTACCCGCCTATCGAAAATTCAGAGTGAAGGTGGAAATAGGCGAACACTACAAAGACTCTGCCACCTATTATTTTGTTAATATGTACGACTCTAGAAATACTAGAATTATACTGGGAGTGTTTCAATCAGAAGAAGAAGCTATAAGTTTTTCTAATTTATACTATCCGAATGGTTCTATATCTGGCATAGTTTTTGCAAACAATCCTCTCACTGTTCATATACGTAAATTTTATAATCAGCTTGACTAGAAATATTAAGCGTGATATAATATTAACACAAGCGGAGTAGTTTATTTTAACACAGCGAAGTGAATAAAATGAACGAAACTGGTTAACGAGGTTCTCCGAGTTAACAACTAGTATTGTTCTTTCATTAATCATGAAAGAGCTAAAATGGACCCTTTAGAACCGTAAAACAACGATCATAAGATCATGTCACCGGACGGGTAATGTAGATACTGCCTAAGTAAGCGTAAGCTGAAAATGGTGCTGCGATAGCCTCTACACTCAGAGTCGAGAAGTAAAATGTTCTGAGCGGATAGTCTAAAGGAGAAGATAAATAGCGGTAAGAGGGACATGGCACTCCCCGCATCCATTCGAGCAGATTATGCTATGAGCCTCTGTGTTAAGGCAATATTAGCAAAAGGGCATAAGCTAAATACAAGAAGTAATTTATGTCCTACCCCGTATAAGGCACGAAATGTCTTTTTTTAAAAAACATTTGTGCTGGTAAATCGGGAGTAGTGTATTTAAAGAGAACGTTTTAAAGAATTAGTAATGTTCGTTCATTATCGGTTGTTATCGATTCTCATCGTAACCACATTGTATTGACAATGTTAGTTACTCAAATGAACTCACAACATTTCCACTCTCACTTGCGTTCTCGTTACAATGTTCGAAATAAAAGGAATAGGTCGTTTCATTAATCATTCAAGGGAAATTGTATGCTCACATTATTTTGTATTATGTCTGTAGTTAGTGTTGTAGCTTTAAGTATGAATAAGCTAGAAGAAAGGAAAGAAGAAGTTCATAAGTATCATTCTTGGTCTACTTCTGTATTAGATGAAGAAGTCTATTGTACAGAATGTAATAAAAGATCGGCGTTCTAGAAACTTTAACAACTGTTCTATATGGATAATAGTAGTAATACTCCGGATTGGAATATAGTAAAGTGTAAGCATTGTGGTAAGGAATGTAAACGAATTCTTGCTGGGCGTTACCCTAACTCGAAGGACAAAAGATGGGTGGATGAGAACGGTCGAGAGTTTAATGGGCATGTCTGTCCTCCTTGCAATAGCGAGAAGAAAGCATTAAAGCAGAAGTTGAAACGTAGATCTGATAGGGCCGTTATAGAAATGGCGTCTGAAGGCGATAATGAGCAGCAATCTTAAAGAATGGTGTTCTTCTACAAAATGCTCGTCTGAGAAGATAAACTATACCACATTCTCATATTACTATTGTAAAGAATGTAAATGTGAGTTAGGTGATAATTTAAGGCAACGTGTAGAGCTAATGGATAAAAATGGAAGCAATAATAAAACTAATTGTGGAGATGGTGGGGAAATTGATCAATACTCAATGTTCGACCCCTCACACTGGAGTGGAATATAATAATATGGCGCAGGATAAAGTTCTAGAAACGCCCAATCTTAAAGATGGGTACTATGAGTGGAAAAAAGGCGAAATAAAGCCGATAAACAAATATTTTAATACTAGAGAATTTACATGTCAATGTACATTAAAAGACTGCGTGGAACAGAAGATTAGTAAAGACCTCATTGATATACTAGTGAAGATACGAGAATACCACCAAAAACCAATGACAATAACCTCTGGCTTTCGTTGTGAGGCCCACCAAGCCAATTTAAAGAAGGGTGGGGCAAACACTGTAGTGGCAACGAAAAGTCAACATTGTCTGGGAAATGCAGCAGATGCGCTGTTTAAGGATTTACGAATTAACGAATGGATAAATACAGCAAGAACTCACAGTATGTCGGTTGGTGTTGCAACGAATTTTATCCATATTGACACAAGACGCGATAAAAAGCGCGAATGGTCCTACTAACGCAAAACAACAGCGGAGAGCTTTGCTCGAAGCGCGTTAAACACACCTATACAGAAATACAGATATACACAGCTATATAGAGTTTAACAACTAAGGGTAAGAAGGTGATGGAACTTTCAATTGAGGTAATACCTACAACGATAGCCATCGTAATCAGATAATGGATGCAAATGAGGACACGCCCTTGTTTGTTTTATCGCCTCTAAAAAATAAAGGAATTATTATGGAAAAGTATATTAACAAATATTTACTCAAGGGTATTTTATTGGCCTTTGGTATGAAACTTCTACTATCTGGAATATCTTTGTCTGATATGGGAGTGATGCTAGGTTTAATTGCTGTTGTAGGATTACAAGAATGGCTTGATAATAAGCGCGATAAACAAATGCAACAAGTCATCGACACTGTAAATAAGCAAAACGAAGTGATAGCAAAAATGGCACAAGAAGTGGCAGATACAAAAACTCAACTCTCTGCTATTAAGATGAATGCCGGATTTAAAAAAGTAATTTAATTGTATGAATACTATTGATGACATGGAAAAGTCATTTAAAGACTTACAAGCATACAGCGACTCACAATTCAGGACGATAAATTCTCTCAAAAAAGAAATAAGCGCACTAAAAGAAGAAAATGCAAATTTGCGCAAATCTTTAGAATCATCAGTACCAAATCTTACTTTACAAGTAACAGATTTAAATCCTCTTGGTATTAGTAACGAACAGCTTATTTGCGAAACTCAAATTGCAATGATTAAAGACATTGCTCTCACTCGCCAGCTTTCTAGTGAAGAAGCAAAAAAATTAGAAGTATTTCATAAAATACTAAATAACCTTCGAGCAAATAAAGAAGAAGTACCTGATGTAAATGTCGAGGCTCTATCAGTAGACGAGCTTGTAAATTTGGCAATACTACCGGGCGGTAAAAATGAGTCAGCAAAAGAAAGCTCAACCTAAAGTTGACGCTAAAATCGCAAGGGAAATGCTTTGGCGTAAAGGGCATTTATCTTGGATGTTAGATGACAACCAAAAAGAACTATACAAAATTTTCCACGAAACCAACCATAAAGTACAAACATGGCTTTTATCCCGTCGTAGCGGTAAAACATACATGTTATGCATTCTTGCGCTAGAATTAGCTATACGACAACCAAATGCCATCATTAAATTTCTTTCTCCTACAAAGAAACAGGTGGAACGAAACTTACGTCCACTTTTCAATCAAATATTAGAAACATGTCCAGAAGATGTTAAACCTGTACTAAAACAGAAAGATGACATTTATTATTTTGCAAATGGGTCTGAAATTCAAATGGCCGGTAGTGAAGCTGGTAACATTGACACACTAAGAGGTGGTAGCTCACACATTTGTATTATTGATGAGGGTCAAGATGTGTCCAATTTACATTATGCTGTGAAAAGTGTACTTGGTCCCACTACAGTTACCACAAAAGGTAAGATACTATTAGCGGGAACACCACCGAAAGATCAAGATCATGAATTTTTAGACTATGTGGAAATGGCAGAAGCTAATGGTATTTTGCGCGTTAAAACTATTTATGATAATCCACGTTTATCTAAAGAAGATATTGAAGAACAAATTAAACTCTCAGGCGGAGAAAACAGCGAAGATTTCCAACGAGAGTTCATGTGTAAAATTTTTAAAAGTAAAACAAACACTGTTATACCAGAATTTGATGATGAAAAAATTCAAGAATTGGTGAAACCTTGGAAAAAACCCGCGTTCTATGATTCATATATAGGTATGGATTTAGGGTTTCGAGATATGACAGTGGTTCTATTTGCCTATTATGATTTTTTAAATGATAAGGTGGTAATTGAACGGGAACTTGTTAAACATGGCGAACAAATGCATTTACAAACGTTAGGACAAGAGATACTAGATATAGAAAGAGAATTGTGGACTACCGAGTATAGAGATGTTATTAAGCCGCGCAAACGCGTTAGTGATCACGATTTAATAGCAATTAATGAAATACATAAAGTCACACACTATCAATTACATTTTGAACTAGCGGATAAAAAAGAAATGATGTCTGGTATTAATTTCATTCGTAATATGATTAATAATAATAAGATTATTATTGACCCTAGTTATAAAACTTTTATATACCACTTAAAAGCAGCAAAATGGGTTACACAAAGTAAGGATAAATTAGGTAGAGGACAAGATGGTAGCCATTATGACAGCATTCCGGCATGTTTTATACCGGAGAGCGACGTAATAACATCCGAGGGTGTAAAACAAATAAAGGATGTTCAAATAGGAGATTTAGTATTAACTCACAACGGTAATTATAAAAAGGTTTTAAATGTTATTCCTCGACAATATAATGGGAAATTATTAGATATCGAAATAAAAGGCCGTCCTAATATTGTATGTACTCCAGACCATCGTTTTTATACAGCAAAACTAAAACAAAGTAGAAAAAATGGTTTAACTGGACAATATATTCTAGATAGTTACGAATGGAATACCGCTGAAGCATTAGTACAAAATAAAAACATTTCGGTAGTGGCACCTTTAATTAAAAGTGAAGATTTTGTCATATCAAATGAATTATGTTTTTTATACGGTTACTATGTAGCAGAAGGGAGTGTCGGTGGAAATGGACATCAAATACAATTTGCTGGACATAAAAAAGAAAAAAATGTAGAAACTATAATTCAGGAGGCGATGTTTAAAACGTTTGGATATGGTAAAACTGGAATTTCAGCCTCTAGCAAAAAAAGACATAAAACCGGAGAGTTTAAACCGAGACAATCTAGATTACGAACATATTATGATGCTGGTGGTAACGGCAGAAAAATATGTGTTACAAGCTCAGAACTTTGGGGTAATTTAAAAAAACTAGGTAAATCAACAGATAAAAAATTTCCAAATTTTATCCACAAACTAAATGAAATTCAGGCATTTTATATGTTGTGCGGATATTTATTTGGTGATGCACATTTTAGTGGAAGGGGCATAATTTCTTCTACTATTAGTAAAAATATAGCATATGGTATTGAAATATTAAGTTTAAAATGTGGAATTTCTTCAAATATTAATGAATATATAAGAGATGGTAGAATTTTTTATACTAACAAATACGATTTAATGACATCATACGCGATTATACATAAAATAAATACACATAATGATTTATGCCACACTTTTAAAGATAAAATAAATTGTACCCCAATTATACCTCAAATATACTCACATTGTCCTAATAATATTAAAGATACCGGTAAATATGATGTTATAGAAAACTATAACGGGTTAGTTTATACATTATCAGTTGAAGATGATGAAAGTTATACAATTAATGGTGTTGCGGTTAAGAACTGTTCATATTTACTTAGAGCCATCGACTTTTCAAGAAATCCCTACCCTAAAAACTACAACAGACCAACAAATCCTGATGATATATTCGTAATGAATAATAAAAAACCTTTAGAAAAAGAAAATGTTTACAGAAGAATACTAAATTTAAAAAAACGCCAATAATGTTATCTACTTAGTGTTATTTTTTCAAATAATAGAAATAATACCACATTTAACAACTATTGATATAGGTGAGTAATGGAAAATCAAGAACAAAATAATAGCTATAGCAAGAGTGAAGTGTACTGGGCATCAGATGAACCTAGCAAAGTGGCATCTTCGGCATTAAAACGAGCACACTCTTTCTATTCAATGCTATCAATGAACTACTATCTAGACCAACTAGTTCGAAATTGGTTATTTTATCATGGTCAATATAATGCTAACATTACAGGAGAGGGGCACCGCATCACTTTTATGGGTGAAGAAGGTGAACTTGTAGGACTAGCTGTTAACCATTTTAGGAATATTGGGCAGCATATGCTCAATATGATTACAGCAAATAGACCATCAATGGAAGCTAGGGCTGTAAATACAGATTATAAATCTTTAGCACAGACATATTTAGCAAATGGTATCTTAGATTACTACATGCGCGAGAAAAAACTAGAAGATTGCATTAGACGCGCAACAGAAATGGCCATTGTACTAGGTAGCGGATTCATCAGAATGGAGTGGAATGCCACCGCCGGTGAATTATACGACTTTGATCCAGAAACAGGCGAGAAAAATTTTGAAGGCGAGATAGAATTTAACACACTTTCACCATTTGATGTGGTTTTTGATGGAACCAAAGAGTCATTTGATCAAGAATGGATATTGGTGAGATCATTTCAGAATAGATTTAACTTAGCAGCTAAATATCCTGAACATAGAGAACGAATTTTAGGGCTTAAAAAGAAAAATAATTTAGTAAATAGTTACAAAATCAATGTGTTTTCTAATGATGACACTGATGATATTCCTGTTTATGAACTTTTTCATAAAAGAACAGAAGCATTACCAGAAGGTCGCTATTTATTGTTCTTAGATGACGATTTGGCACTTCTTGATATGGCCCTACCATACCGTACCATTCCAGTTTTTCGTATTAGTGCTGGAGAATACATGGGAACTCCATATGGTTACACTCCACTTAACGATATTTTCCCATTACAAGAAGGTGTCAATTCACTTTACAGCACAATTTTAACAAATCAATCTGCTTTTGGTGTGCAAAACTTATTTGTACCTAGAGGTGCTGATTTGGACATCAATAGTTTAGAAGGTGCACTAAATATCATCGAAGGAAATGCAAAACCTGAACCTTTACAAATGACTTCTACTGCTCCAGAGACATTTAAATTCTTAGAAATGCTTGTGCAAGCTATGGAAACTGTTTCTGGTGTAAATAGTGTTACAAGAGGTAATCCTGAAGCATCTTTAAAGTCTGGAACTGCTCTTGCTCTAGTACAATCAATGAGTTTGCAATTTATTTCTGGACTTCAGCACAATTATGTTAAGCTCATTGAAGATGTTGGAACAAATCTCATCAATATCTTGAAAGATTATGCCAAAACACCTAAAACCATTGCATTAGTGGGAAAAAATAATAGACCATTACTTGCGGAATTCAACAGTGATAAAATTGATTCTATTAGTCGTGTGGTAGTAAGCGTAGGAAATCCTCTTGCTCGTACTACAGCGGGTAGAGTGCAGATGGCAGAACAAATGCTTCAAATGGGACTCATTAAAAATCCTCAAGAATACTTCCAAGTGATTAACACCGGTGCCATTGAGACTATGTATGAGTCTGACATGAATGAAATGCTTCTTGTTAAAAGAGAAAATGAATTTATGATGGAAGGAAAAGATGTAATTGCGGACATTCTAGATAGTCATCAAATGCATATCATGGAACACCGCACAGTACTAGCAGATCCGGAACTTCGAATGAACATGGAACTTCGCACTAGAGTACAAAACCATATTCAAGAACACATCGACATGCTTCGTACCGTGGATAAAGATTTATTAACACTCATTGGACAACAACCATTAATGAATCCACAAGAAGCAATGTTGCAACAACAGGGAATGTCGCCACAGGATATGGGAAATGTTGATGGTATGATGCAACAACCTAATGGTATGCCTCCTAGTCCGCAAGAAATGATTAAAGGTCAGGGGACAGAAGGTGGAGAAATGACACCACCTATCCCATCTCCTCCAGCACCATTTCAAAATTCACCAGTACAAGCACAAGACGTTTTACCACAAGGATAATTAAATAATGGCTGATACATTTCGCAATATAAGAGATGATGGTATTATAAAGGTAGAAAATGCTGTTAATAGACTTGCATTATTACCTACAAACGGTACTGTTGTTCTTCAACTTGATACAGATGAATTATATGCATGGAATGAAGATTCTCAAATTTGGATATTACTTGCGGGTGGCGGTGGGCCTTCATTTGGAATCATTCAAACAGATACAGGAACTTCTCCAACTGCAACCGGACCTTCTGATACTTTAACAATAACCACAAACTATCCGACATTTGCGGATTTTAATGGTGATGCAATAAGCGACACAGTTTCTCTTACTTTTCAATATGTACCAGAAGATGTTGATAATAAATCAACAGATGGAACATTAGCTGCAAACTCTACCACTTTATACCCTTCTCAATCAGCAGTAAAAACATATGCAGATTCAAAAGTAGCTGATGAAATAAATGATGGGGAAACTTCTATTGCTCCATCTCAAAATGCGGTATTTGATGCTCTTGCATTAAAATTAAATATAGCAGATGCAGTGACAGATCACACAGAATTAACTAGCATTGGTACAAATACACACGCGCAAATCGATTCACACATTGCAAACACTTCTAATCCACATAACGTAACTGCCGCACAAATTGGTGCCGTTACACTTACAGGTGACCAATCAATTTCTGGCGTAAAAACATTCGCTACAGCATATCCAGTTGGGCCGGGCACTACTCCAACTCTCGATGATGAGCTTGTTGATAAAACATACGTTGACACTTTATTAACCACAGGCGCACGATTTGTTGATGCTGTTTATGCTGCTACTACTTCAGCGCTTCCAGCGAATACTTATGATAACGGTACAGCAGGGGTTGGAGCGACTTTAACAGGTAACTCAAATGGTGCATTTCCAACAATCGATGGACAAATAGCTGTTCAAGGTAATAAGTATTTAATTAAAGATGAACTTACTCAAGCAAACAACGGAGCATATGAATTAACACAATTAGGCGATGGTTCTAATCCATACATACTTACACGCATTGGAATGTATGACCAAGCGACCGAGATTGTATCAGGTACTTTCTTTAATGTGCTAGGCGGTACTGACAACGGAAATACTCAATGGTTGATGAATGCGGCAACGCCTTCGACAATCGGAACAGATCCTATTTACTTCGGACAATTATCTGCATTTCCAACCATAACTGCATCTCTTGGTGTTGAAAAAGTAGGTAATGATTTACGAGCTAACTTAAATGCAGCAGGAGCAATCACTTTAAGCGGTAATGAGATCGGCGTTGCAACAGACAACTCGTCCGTAGAAATTTCATCTAATGCGATTCGAGTTAAAGCATTAGGTATAACCAATGCAATGCTTGCAGGATCAATTGCTAACGGTAAATTAAGCACAATAAACACGGCTGGCAAAGTTACAGGCGATGCCCTTACTTCATTAGCTAATACCCCATCTGGTGCGGGTGTTTTACCAGTAGCAAACGGATCGACCGGATTTGGATCTTATACAAACGGTGATTTATTATATGCAAATACTTCTTCGAGTTTAGCAAAACTAGGAGTTGGAACCGCCGGGCAAGTTTTAGGTGTTGTTGCGGGATTCCCTGCTTGGACAACACCACCAAGTAGCGGTGTACTGACAACCATACAGTATTCAAAAAGCTTAGATACAGATTCTTCTGCTGTTTCTGTCTCAAATACAATTACAGAGACAACAATCTATTCGTATACAGTTTCAGCTAATGAGCTTGGAACAAATAAAATTGTAAACGGTATTATTCAAGGAACCTATTTAAATAACTCAGGCGCAAATAGAACAGTACGAGTGCGCGTGAAGTATGGAGCTACAACGATACTAGACAAAACATCTGGTAACTTAGCCGCAAATGCTTCTACTGGAAATTTTCAAATTCAATTTTATTTAGCAAATCAAAACGCCACTAACGTACAAGAAGCGTATATGATTTGCTCATTTGAAAGCGGAGCGAATGTTTCTGTGAATTTTGATGATCGTGGTGTCGCAGCTATAGATAGCACATCGTCACAATCTTTAGTTGTAACAGTAACTCTCTCTGCTGCTACCGCAACACAGACATTATTAAAGCGTTTAGCAACATTAAATATGTTGAACGCTAGTGATGATGTTGGAGGAACAGCACTTCAAACAAATTCAATTGCTAACGGAACGCAGGGGTTATTAAATTTAATAGAAGGCGCAAATATTACTCTTACAGACAACGGATCTGGTGGAGTAACCATTGATGGGTCTGGAGCAACAATAGGTGATCCAGTGTCGGGTGGAACGAACAATGAGGTTCTTTATGTAAACGGTTCAGGAAATTTAGATTCAGATTCTAACTTCATGCGTCTTCAGGATGATCAGCAATCATCAAAACTATTGTCTAAAATTAAAGCATCTTATTTTTACGACGATGGCGTTTCTGCTGTTTCAATGCTGGCAGATTTTGCTGGTGCTAATGGGAATAGCATTTCAATAGTTGCTGATGGCATTAATGATTTTGGGACACTAGAAGCCAACTGGAACGCTGGTAACCCATCGAATACGGTTACATTCACGTATAATAGCGGAACAGTTTCTACTGACATTCCAAATGCAGGAACTTACACCCTTACAGGCGGTAACGATGGCACAGGGTTCTTTTCGGGTGTTTATTCAAATGTTCCAGAACTAAATGGAATTGGACTTGGAATAGAAGCACCGATTAGTGCAACTGAAACCGCAATAAATGGCGTATACAATTACCCTTCATTACTCGGGACTAGTGGTGTTGGTGCTATTATTGGAACAATTGATATTACAAACAAAATAAACAATGTATCTATCGTTGGAAGTGGTCTAGTTTACAGTGTTGCCTCTGATGGAATAGATTTAGCGTTTCATTTAATACACCTTGACGAAGGAAATTCACTACACTTCAATAACGGTTTTTTGGGTGTTGATATTGACGAGACAGTTCTTTGGGGCAATGGTTCAATAAACTACAAGTTACCAAAAACATCAACACCTGTTATTGGTGACATCATAGCTGTTACTAACGTAGCAGGAACTATTCACAATCTTGACTTTATTCGCAATCGTACAGGCAAAGAATCGGTTTCATCGGCGAATGATTTAGACCTTCCTTACCCTGCAAAAGTTTTCGAAGTGTCGGGCACAACGCAAATTAATGGTATTAAACTTGATGACTTTGAAGACGGTGAAGAGGCGATTTTAATTTTTACAAATGCATTAATTGTTAAGCACAACGGAATTCCTAGTAGTGGATACGAACCGATTTTGCTTTCTGGGTCGGTAGACTTTAATGCTACGGCAGACAGTGTGCTTCATTTAATTTTTGACGGTACTTATTTTAGAGAAATATCAAGGGTGGTTCCATAATGGCTACAAGAAGTTCTTTAACTCTATTTACATCAATTGTTTCTGTGACAGTGGCAAATACTGTCACAGAAACATCACTAATTACTGCAGGAATTGGAAGCACTGTTTTACCCGCCGACTTTTTCAAAATTGGTAAGTCGCTTCGTATTAGAATGATGGGATTTCACTCGGCAACTGGAAATCCAAACATAACAATAAAAATAAAATTAAATTCTATAGTCGTTTTAACCACAGGTGCTGTAGTTTGTGGAAACGGTACTGACGACCTAGTTTTTCTTGATGCTTTGATAACTTGTCGAGCAGTTGGTGATTTGGCAACAGGTAAAATTATGTCTCAGGGTTACTACCGAGAGTTGGGCGGCGGTCCTAATAACTTTCAGTTAATAAATAATAGCTTTCAATTTAACGACACTACAATTCAACAAACTTTAGATATAACGGTTGAGTGGGGAACCGCTGACCCCGGCAACACAATTACAGCAACAAATATAATTTTAGAAAGTTTATAAAGGGGAAATTATGGCAATAAAAGTTGAACAAGCATTAGTTAAAGCAAATGAACAAAATTTTGAATTTAAATCTGTTAGAATTGAAAAAATAAAATCAGGTATCGGATTAAATTCGTTAGAAGAATTACAAGCCACCGTTATTTTTAATGTAAAAAATGAAAACGGATTAATCGTTGATATTGCATCGATTAAATATACTGGCAATGACTATAATACATTCTGGACAAATTTTAATTCAGGTCAGTTTTTATATGAAGAATTTGTTTCTAAAAAATCTATTCAAGTTCAAATTACAAACGCAGTAGAGTCGGATTTTTTAAACGGATAAATAAGAATGTTTGAAAGGCATTATATTGTAGAATTTACAGAAAATGGAGCAAAAATCTATAAAGATCCTATTATTATTGAACAAAAAAAGAATCAAGATAATGTTCTTTTAAATCCAGAACTTCCTATTGGTGTTAGTCCTTCTTTTTGGAAAAAAGATAATGATAATATAGCAATTATTTCATTTGATGATGCAAAAAATGTTTTAAAAATAACTAAAACTAACAATTTAAAAGCAAATATAATAAAATCAAAATTGGAAAAACGGCAAATGTTTTTACCATTTAAACAAGAAATCGATGCTGGAAATGTTATCATTGAAAAAGAACAAACTTCTAACATTTCTATTCCCATTCATCTTAGTATTATCTTAATATCTGGAATTATTGGGTATTTTATAAAAAAGTACATCGGTTAACAACTATATTAGAGGCAATATATTTAAATGGATAAAATTATTCAGGTTTTTAATGTTAAAATGTTAGACCAAATTGACATGAGTGAAGATGTTACATCTGATATTTTAGAAATTCAGAGAGTTGCCGCTATGTCAATACAAGAAGTTTGGACAGGTTTTAGTGGTAATGCTCTTATATCATTTCAGGGGAGCAATGATGGTGTAAATTTTACAACAATTGATGCTTGTTCTGTTATAGGTGCCGCTGGAAGTCGTTTAATTAACATTGAAAAAGCTGCATATGGATATGTTAGAGTAATTTATGATCAAGATACTGCAACAGGAACATTAACAGTTAGTATTAATGGGAAAGCAATATAATGGATTTAAAAGAAGTTCTTAAAAAAGCATTAGCCGGAGAACAGTTAATTCCCGATGATAATCAATTAACTGATGAAGAAAAATTAGAACGTTTAAAACAACGAGAAATGGCAATGCAAGCAGGAATGCAAGCTGGTCCTATGATGGGAACTATTGGTAAATTTGGTGGAATTAGGAATGCTCTTGGTAAGTTAAATGAACAACCTAAACCATTGAAAGAGTTTTCGTATGAAGCCCCAGAAATGATGAAGCATTTACAGGCAGATGATGCAGTAAGAGAAACAATTAAACGAAGTATGAATGCACCAAAAGAATTGCCACCTAGAGAAATGACTGCTGAAGAATTTGAACAAATTATGAAGTTATTTGGGGGCAAATAATGCCAGTTACAAGTAAACGCCAATGGAGATTTATGCAAATGATGGCACATAATCCTGAAAAAGCAAAAAAGAAAAAAATGTCATCAAAAGTAGCAAAAGAATTTATAAAAGCAACACCAAAAGGTGCTGTTAAAAATTTACCAAAAAAATAGAGTTAATTAATAAGACTATTTCCCAGAGATTAAAATAATATGTCAGAAACATCAAACACGTTTCCATCATTAAAACCTTTAACCAAAGAAACTTATGGCGGAAAGGAAAAATTCGGAAGAATTAAGGATAAAGTTATGTCTAAATGTAAAAAATGTAAAGACAAATGTAAATGTGGTAAATAATAATGGACGAATTGTTGGGACTTAATTACGCAGATGAATTAGAAGAGAGAAAAAAGAGAACAGAAGCTCTTTTAAATTCTATTGCTAATTCTATGCCGCAACAATCACCAACACCAGAACCAATATTAGCAAGACAAGCACCGCAACCTGAGCCTATTCCTTCTGCTACACCTGAACGTAAACCCGCAGCACAGAAAAAACCGGGAGCAATGGACGTAAATAATTTTTTAAAGATTATCGGTCAAATTGAATCATCAAGCGGAAGAAATTTTGGTCACGAAGAATTGCAACATGGTATGCACAAGGGTCATAGAGCTATTGGTACATACGGATTAATGCCAAATACTGTGGATGACATTATAGATCATATAAAAAATCCACCAGAGCATATTAAAGCCATAAAAAATATGTCTCCAGAACAAAAGAAAGAATTTTTAGAGCAAAACCCTCAATATGAAGAGTATTTCGCGAAACATTTAGCTAATAGAGTGGTTAAAAAATACAAAAGTCCAGAAAAAGCAGCACACGCATGGCATTATGGACATTATTTGAATCCAAATAAATTAGGAAAAAAGCAATTACAAAACGAATACGTTGAAAGATTTAACAAAATAAAACAAGGTTTAGCAAAAAAGGGATCAACACCTTAATTTAAAATTGTTCTACCCTAGTTGATGAGGATGAATACTAATGCTGTTTACCATAATGATAACAGCAAAGGAATGTAATATATGTCACAAGCACAAGGCGGAGCACCATCTGCTCCACAAGCGGCACCATCCGCATTAGATGTAGGTTCTCAACCTGTTGAATCACAAGAAGTAGAATCACAAGTTGAAGGTCAAGATGAAGGCGAAGAATCATCAGAACCCGAAGTAAAAAAACAAGAAGCTAAAAGAATTAATAAATTAAAGCTAAAAGTTTTTGGGGATGAAGTAGAAGAAGAACTTCCCTTTCAAATTGATGAAAATCCAGAAGCCATTGAATATCTAACAAAACAGCTTCAATTATCAAAAGCTGCACAACGAGCAATGCAAGAAAAATCTTCATTTGAACAACAAGTGAAACAATTTTTCCAAGGCTTTAAATCTGATACAAAATCGGCATTGAAACAAATGGGCATTGATCCGAAAGAGTTTGCTGCTGCTGTTATCGAAGAAGAAATTAAAAATAGTCAACTCACTCCAGAACAAAGAGAGCTTGAAGAACTTAAAGCGGAGAAAAGACGTTTAGAAGAAGAAAGAAAAAAAGAGCGCGAAGAGTTCGAACAAAAAGAACTTGAGCGTTTACGACAAG